AGAACAGACTGGCCTTTACTTGTCAGTAGTAACGTTGAGCGATTGGCCTATGGTTCCAACGGCTTCCCTTTCGTTTATACTTACACCGGCTGCGAAGGTCTGCGCTTTGATAAGCCCGTCCAACTTCTCATCTCCGATTCTTCTCTCAAGTGTGTGTCAGATTCAGCCTGGTGGGTTGCCATGACCAGATCACCGCATGGGGTTGTTGTTATTGAGGCCTTTAGTCGCAACCCTGCCAATATCGTGCGGATGTCCGGCAAACCTCTCCTCAACGCGCTCATCAATCCGCATGCTCAGCTGGACTGGCGAGTACTCTTCAAGAAGCAACTTTGGGGTCTCACCATCATTGACCATCCTCCCATCCGTGGTGGCGCTCAGAATTCCGCAGCGCGCAACCTCCGGCGTAGGCGAAACCGACAAGCTGCTGCTGTACGACTTGAGGCTAGTGTTGGTGAAGACCGCCTAGATCGCCTCGCCGACATGGCCCCCAGACTCTACGCTCAGTTGGCTGGTGCTCCTCCGGTTGTCAAAGTCGAAGAGGTAGTAGCCCCAGAGCCGAAGGTCTACGCTCCTGCCCCCGCCGTCCACCTGGCCCAGGATCCTCTAGATCTCTGCGAGGAGCGCTTGGCTGCTTGCGGACCTCGCGAGGAGAGGGAGTTCATCACCGACGACTCTTGGAGCTGCCAGTTCGACGATGTGGGAGCTCAAGCTGCTGCTGCCATCACCCAGATCTTCCCTCGTCACCGCGCCAATGATGAGATCACCTTTCAGGCAACCCTCCGCAAGCGCATCAACCTGGTTCGATCCCCTCAGGTCAATGAGCTCGACTTCAAGGCTAAGGCTTGGCTTGGACCTCTCATGCTTAAGGCTTACCAGGACGACATGGGCATTCCCACCATTCTGCCATGGGATCCTGAGCTTTGGGAAATCGCTCTCGAGAAGTGCGCTGAGAAGAAGTTAGCTCGACCCCTGCATGAGCTGGCAGCCACCGATGAGCGCTCCGATCCCGAGTGGGTTTCATCTTTTGTCGAACTTTTTCCGAAAAGCCAGCTCGTTGGGAAGATGGAGAAAGTCGCCGGAACTGCTAAGGCTGCCCAAGCTCTAGCTTGTTTCTCTAATGAGTACCTCGCCAATTTCGGACCCGTGGCCTACTACGTGAGCGAGCAGATCTTGAGGAATAAGCGCGCCACCCGCTACATTCATCAACGCAAGAGTCCTCATGAGCTGGACGCCTGGGCCAAGGAGCACTGGGTTGACAGGCCAAGCTTCGCGAGTGATATGGAAAACTACGACAGTCGTCAGCGCGCCGAGTGGATAGCTTTTGAAGTCTGTCTTATGAATTCCATGTCCTTCCCCGCTTCCGTCGTCGAAGAGTACCAGTGGCTTAAATGTAACACACGGTGCTTCCTTGGCTGGATAGCGGTCATGCGGTTCACTGGCGAGGCTTTCACTTTTGTGTTCAACACGGCAGTGGCCTGTGCGCACGGAGCTCTCAAGTATCACCTCTCCCCGGACGTTGCACGAGCTGTGGCCGGCGATGATGACACTTACAACGGTCTACCCCAGCTCCGAGAGTCCTATGCCACCATTGAGCCCTATATCACACTCGTTGAGAAACCC